ACATGCACGCGATAACCTTGGTGCTAATGGGCGAGATGATAAATACCGACCCCGGCATAGAAGTATTTGAAAAGATTAGAGAAACAATGGAGGCCGCAGGCTTCATTAAGACGTACCGAGAAGACCCCCCTTACGATACGATTATTTACCGTAATGACACTTTGGGGTTAAACTGGGAACAAGAGAAACGAGCATTCTATGCCGAGTCAGGGCTTAAGCACTGGTCCGGGGACTGGTAAATTGAGGAGAAGTTTGTGGACTACCAGACCCTTTTTAACATGGCGATCACCGCCGCTGCCTTTTTCGGCGGCTGGACCTTGAGCCGTATTTATACCGCCATCGACCGTCTGGACAAGGACGTGAGGGACTTCCCCAAAGACTACGTCAGCAAAGATGACTACCGGGATGACGTGCGCGAGATCAAGGAGATGCTCGGCGCGATTTTCAAACGGCTAGAGAATAAAGCGGACAAATGACATGCTCGACCCCGTCACCGCCTTTGCTACAGCCTCGGCAGCTTTCAATTTCGTAAAGCGGGCGGTAGAGGCTGGTCGGGAGATCGAGGACGTTGGGACTCAATTGGGTACTTGGTTTTCAGCGTGTGCCGATATCAAGCAACACGAAGAAGAATCCCGCGATCCGCCGCTGTTCAAGAAGCTGTTACACAAGGGAAGTGTTGAGCAGGAAGCAATGGAAATGCTGATGAGACGGAAGAAGATCGAACAGCAAGAGAAGGAACTCAGGGAACTCATTGTCTACCGCTTTGGCGTTGAAGCGTACCGCGAGATGATGGACAACCGGCGGCAGATCAGGGAGGGCAGGGATAGGGCAGTGATGTTGCAGCGCCGCCGCCGCGCAAAGGCTATCCAGAACGCCGTAGCAGTTGTGTTGATCGTGTTGATTCTTGCCATCCCGGTTTCGTTTTCCCTCTGGTTATTCAAGAAGGTTTAATATGCTGACTCTACTCTCTACCATCGCATCATTTCTCACTGGCGGTCTTCCCAAGCTGCTTGATCTATTCAAAGACCGTGGCGACAAGAAGCACGAGCTTGAGATGATGCGCATGTCCGTCGAGCGCGAGATGCAGATGGCCGAGCGTGGGCTGGTTGCGCAGCAAAGGATCGAGGAAATAAGGGCAGATGCGGCAATGGCTCAGGCTGCGGCATCCGAACGGCTGGCGTTGTACCAGCACGATACCGACATCGGCAAGGGCGCGCCCAAGTGGGTCATTGGCCTACGGGCTAGTGTGAGGCCGGTCATCACTTACTGCATGTTCTTCATGCTGTGCTTCATTAACGCCTTTGGGTGCTGGTATGCCGTGAAGCAGGGTGTTGGCTTTGAAGAGGCGTTGAGCCTCCTGTGGGATGATGAAACGCAGGCGCTGTTCGCCTCAATTATTGCGTTTTGGTTCGGGTCGCAGGCGTTCGGCAGTGCGCGTAAGTGACGCAGGAAAGCAGCTCATCAAGGACTTTGAAGGCGTCCACCGCCGCCCGTATAGCTGCCCGGCGTTACTTTGGACTGTTGGGGTGGGACGGATACTGTATCCCGAGCAAGCCAAGCTCAAGATACCCGAGCGCAAGGCGTTCCCGCTGAGGCCGGAGCATGACAAAGAGTGGTCTGACGAGTCGATTGATCTGCTTTTTGATACAGACCTTATGCGCTTTGAGAGCGGTGTTCTACGATTGTGTCCTAATAGCGCTCTTAGTCAAGGCCAGTTTGATGCCTTGGTTGCCTTCGCATTTAACTGCGGCCTCGGCGCTCTTCAGGCATCTACTCTCCGCCGTCTTTATAATGCCGGGGATGTAGAGGGGGCAGCGGCCCAGTTTCCCAAGTGGAACAAGGGCGGGGGCAGGATACTGCCCGGATTGACCCGCCGCAGGCTGGCGGAGCAGGAGATGTTTTTGTCGTAGTTGTGTCATAATACCCCCAAGTTACAGGGTTACTGCCATGTTGAAAAAGATACAGCTAAAGCCCGGGGTAAATAGGGAAACCACTCGCTACGGGGCAGAAGGCACTTGGTACGAAACCAATAAAGTGCGCTTCCGGTTGGGCCTCCCCCAGAAAATTGGTGGGTGGCAAAGACTGTCCAGCGCCACCTATTTGGGTGTAGCCCGCTCGCTGTGGAACTGGGTCACCCTTGAGGGGCAGAACCTCGTGGCCCTTGGCACCAACCTGAAGTACTACCTTGAACGTGGTGGTGCGTATTACGACATTACCCCCCTACGAGCTACTACCGCTGCCGGGGACGTGACTTTTGCAGCCACTAACGGGTCAGCCACCATTACTGTTACTGATGTAGCTCATGGCGCTCTGCAGGGCGACTACGTTACTTTCTCTGGCGCAGTTAGCCTTGGGGGCAACATTACGGCTGATGTACTCAACCAAGAGTACGTGGTGGCCTCCGTCATAGACGCAGATAACTACACTATACTAGCGGCTGTTTCTGCCAACGCATCTGACACGGGCAACGGCGGGGCTAGCACCGTAGGGGCCTACCAAATCCACGTAGGTAACGAAATCGAAGTGCCGTTCACCGGATGGAGCGCAGGTAGTTGGGGTAGCGGGGCTTGGGGTGTAGGCGGTACTACCGATGCCCCCATGCGGATATGGTCTCAAGCCAACTTTGGCGAGGACTTATTCTTTGCTTACCGAGGCGGCCCATTACTTTACTGGGACGCAAGTAGCGGGGTAGAAACCCGTGGTGTGTACGTAAGCTCCTTGGCGGGGGCTTCAGATGTCCCCGTTATAGCCAATATCGCCTTTGTATCCGACGTATACCGATTCGGTTTTGCCTTCGGTGCCAACGAGATTGGTAGTTCTACGCTGCAGCCCATGCTCATCCGCTGGTCGGACCAAGAAGATATAGCCAACTGGACTCCTGCGGCTACTAATCAAGCGGGCAGTCTGAGAGTGTCCCACGGCACCGAGATCGTAGCGGTAACCCAAGCTCGTCAGGAAATCCTGATCTGGACCGACGCCGCCCTGTACGGGTTGCAGTACCTCGGTGCGCCGGAAGTCTGGGGCGCTCAGCTTCTTGGCGACAACATTACGATTGCAGGGGCTAACGCCTCTGTGTATTCCGGTAACACGGCCTACTGGATGGGCACCGGCAAGTTCTACTATTACGACGGTACGGTTAAGACACTGATCTGCTCCGTCCGTAGCTATGTGTTTAACGACTTCAACTTTGAGCAGGCCAACCAAGTTGTCTGTGGGTCGAACGAGCAGTTCGATGAGATTTGGTGGTTCTACCCCTCGGCCACCTCCCTCGAAAACGACCGGTACGTGGTCTACAACTACGCGGACGGCGCTTGGTACTACGGTACGCTTAGGCGCTCGGCTTGGCTTGACTCCGACCTGCGGGAGTATCCGCTTGCTGCCACGTACAGCAACAACTTGGTGTATCACGAGTACGGGACTGATTGTAACGAGCTGGGCACGGCCAACCCAATTGTAGCCACAATAACCTCGGCTGAGTTTGATCTGGACGACGGCGACCACTTCATGCTGGTAAACCGTATGCTGCCTGATATGACCTTTGAGGGGTCTACGGCTGACTCCCCCGCCGCCACAATGACGCTGTATCCCTTGGAGAACTCGGGTTCCGGCTACTACAACCCCGCTTCGGTTGGTGGTAACTCCAACGCTACCGTAACACGTACGGCTACTGTGCCCATTGAGGCGTTTACGGGGGAAGTGTTTACTAGGGTTAGGGGTAGACAGATGGCTATCAAGATTGAGTCTACTGCGCTAGGGGTAACGTGGAAACTTGGCTCCCCTCGGATAGACATGCGACCTGATGGAAGGCGTGGCTAGTGGCTACTAACAAATATCTAATAGACAAGGTACAGCCCCCGGCGCTTCCATTGCCGCCGAAGGATAGCTCGTATATATACCTTAGTACGTTAAATAATATTTTACGCTTATTTTTCAATAGGATAGCTAACAGTATTAACCTTGTGACGGGGGAGTACGGGGCGCAGTATCTCAGCAAACCTAATGGCCTGTTCTTTTCCACCACTACGCAACCGCTCAATACCGTCAACGTAGCACAGGATGTTTCGTTTGAGGTTACCTATCTGTCAGAAGGGCTTGTAGTAAACGGTGGCTCCAGCACAGAGATAACTGCGCGGTTCTCGGGTATTTATAATTTCCAGTTTTCTGGCCAAGTATATTCGTCTTCAGCCAACCCTAAAGATGTATACCTGTGGATTGCTCGTGATGGAACTGACATAGGTTATTCCACTAGACAGTATGTACTTAGTGGTTCCGGTGACGCTACGCAGATAGCGTGGAGTTTTAATATAGATTTGCAAGCCGGGCAGTATATAGAATTAAGGTGGTCGGCGGACGATATAAATGTGGAATTAGAAGCGCAGGCAGCGTCGTCACCCCATCCGGGCATACCGTCTGCTGTAGTAACTGTAACTTTCGTTTCGGCGCTCCCCGAGACACTACCGACTCCTCCGTAGGTGATATATGGCTGGTGAAGGAACTTACATAAACGGGACTTACACGATACCCGCGTTCGATGCTACGACGAAGACGTATCTCACGTCCAGCCCTATTGTAAACACCGCCGCAAATGCTACTGGTGCAACCATAAATACAGCGCCCCAAGCAGGTGGTCTCGGTTCCCTCGGAACTGTACTCGGCCCCCTAGCAACTATATATAATTTCGCCCGGTTTATCGGTGGGCAGATGGACGCAGCCGATGCCCGTAGGTTGGAGGCAGAACGTCAGAGGCAGGCCGCGCTGGACGATATGATCGCGCTGGGGATTGACCCTAGAGAGACGTATTCT